TTGCCCCTATGCCACCAACAAGTGAACTTAAAATGTTTTTACCACTTTTACCTGCGGCCTCACCTATACCACCACCAAAACCTAAATCTGCATTATCATATGCAACGTTATCTCTAAATTGTAATGCAACAGGTGTAAAAAGTTTTACTGTTTTATCTATTTGTGATAATTTAGAACTTGAACCTTCTTTAGTCTGATATGCTACACTTTCACCTTTAAACTGTTCTGTGTTTTCTGTTCCATCTTTTGTAATTTCAGTTGTGTCTGAATCTTTAGCAAATATGCCAGATAAACCTACAAGTGCGGCCATATCTAAAGGTTCTTCTTCGAAGATACTAAACATGAGTCTACCTTTGTAATCGTCTGGGTTATTGAGTGGATATTCTAAATCTTTTCTGCCTTTTAGAACTGGTACTGCTTCTGGAAGTGAATCGAAAAGAACTTCTTTTCCAAAATTTACTAATGTTTTACCGAAATCTGCCATCTGTTACCTTGATAAATAGTTTATTATAGTTCTATTTATACACGAATGAAGACATACAAAGGAAGATATCGAGTAAAAAACACAAAAAAATATAAAGGCGACTACGAAAGTGTCATCTATAGGTCTTTGTGGGAAAGGCATTGTTTTCGTTGGTGTGACGAAAATCCAAAAGTACAATCGTGGAGTTCAGAAGAGACAGTTGTTCCATATTACTACGAAATAGATAAAAGATATCATAAGTATTATCTTGATTTGAAAATAACATTTAAAGAAGGTAAGACTATACTCGTAGAAATAAAACCAGATAAAGAAACTAAACCACCTACAGGTAATAGAAGAACTAGACGTTACATTACCGAAGCAACAACATATGTAAAGAACATGAACAAATGGGAAGCGGCAGACGAGTATGCAAAAGATAATGGTTATGAGTTTCAAGTCTGGACAGAAAAGACACTTAATTCTATGGGTATTCTACCTAAATCTACAAAACCTTTAAAACCTTTTACAAGACGTAAGAAATAAGTATAAATAGAAGTATGTCAAATATCTTTCAGAAACTAGAACTTGCGGCGTTTCGTAATCAGATTACTCCAAGAACAGACGAGAGTAGAAAATGGTTTATGAACAAAGCAAAAACTATACGAGGTATCAATAGAGAAGAACTCATGAAAGAAGAACCACTCAGTAGAAGTGGTAGAAGAATTATTGGGTCAATGCAAATGTTTGGTTATGACCCAAAACATAAAGATACTTTACCATATTACGATAGATTTCCTTTAGCAATTATTATAAAACCTGCAAAGGGTGGATTTCTAGGTTTGAATTTACATTACTTACCACCAATACTTCGTGCAAAGTTTCTTGATGCATTGATGGATAATGTGACAAGTAAAAAAAGTGACAATGCAAAGTTTGACTTAACAGTAAGATTATTAGCAAGTACAAGTAAACTGAGGTATTATGAACCTTGTATTAAACATTATCTAAATGAAAAAGTTGCAACTAAATTCGCAGAAGTCAAAGCACCAGAATGGGAGATTGCTACGTTTTTACCACTTGCACAATTTGAAAAAGCAACAAAACAAAAAATATACGCAGACAGTAGGAAAATGCTATGACAAACACGATAGATACGTTCAAAAGTAGAATAACAGAAGGTGGCGGTCTTGCGATGGCCAACCTCTATCGTGTCTTTTTGCCACCAATTATTGGTGTAAGAACAGAAGATATGGACATTCTTTGTAAGGCCGCACAAATACCTGGCAGACAAATACTTTCGACAGAAAGATTTATGGGTATGACAACTATGAAAGTTGCAAATGGTTATGCTAGTGATGATGTGACTTTAACATTCTATTGTTTAAATGACATGAGAATTATAGATTACTTCCATGCTTGGCAATCAAAAGCAGTCAATCAAGAAGAACAAGAAGTTGGTTATTTAAATGATTATACATATCCAGTAATCATTCAAGCACTTAAAAAAGGTGCAGAAAATCCACTGTTACAACCTAAAAAGTTATTTGACAATAAACTACCAGATGCATTAAAAGATGCAATACCACCAATTGGTCCACTTGACTTAGCAAATGGTACTTTTGATTTAGGTTTATTAGGTGATACAGGGTTGAGATATATGGCAGAAGGTGTGACATATTCTTGTCGACTAGACAAAGCATATCCTACTACTATAAATAGTTTCGAAATGAATAATGAACTAGATGGTTTATTAGAAGTGAACGTTCAATTATCGTACAAAAACTTTAGAATAGTTGAAGGTAATTTGAAAGATAGAATTATCGATAAAGCAATTGATGTTGTCGGTGAAAAAGTGAAAGATAAACTCAAAGATAAAATGCTTGGTGGGTTTACAAGTACACTTATAGATAGATTATAATATAGGAGAATATTATGAGTGGAGCATTACCAAAATTAAATGCAACCCCAACTCACGAATTGACGATTCCGTCATCGGGGCAAAAAGTGAGTTATCGTCCTTACTTAGTGAAAGAAGAAAAAATACTTCTTCTTGCATTTGAGTCTAAAGACGAAAAACAGGCAATGCAGGCAATGGTAGATACAATTGTTGCATGTGTTAACGAAAAACTAAATCCTAAAACGTTTACCTCATTTGATGTAGAATATATGTTTACACAAATACGTAGTAAATCTGTAGGTGAAACAACTAAAATTAATGTTGCGTGTTCTGAGTGTAAAACAATGAATGAACAAACAATTAATTTAGCAGAACTTAAAGTTGAAGTTCCAGAGATAAACAATGTTATTGAATTAACAGATAATATTTCTGTGGAGTTAAAGTATCCATCTTTTGAGGCATTTATCAAAAATTATGGTAAAGACCAAACTGAAACTGAGTTTAGTTATATGGTAGTTAATAATTGTATTAGTGCAGTGATTAACGGAGAAACTAGAATTAGTGCAGATGAAGTCTCAGTAAAAGAAATAACTGAATTTGTTGAGTCTATGAATTCTCAACAATTTCAATCTATTGCAGACTATGTACAAAATATGCCACAATTAGAAGATACTGTTAACTTTACTTGTTCTAACTGTGGGCATGAGAACGAAAGAACACTAAAAGGTATTTCTGATTTTTTCTCCTAAACCTTTCGCATGATAGTCTGACAAATTATTATCAGACTAATTTTGCAATGATGCAACATCATAAGTACAGTTTGACAGAACTAGAAAATATGATACCATGGGAAAGGGAAATTTACATTACATTATTACTAGACTGGATAAAAAAAGAAGAAGAAAGACGAAAAAAAGAAGAGTCAAAGTATAAATAGAAACATGGCAGAAGAAAATTTATCAGAAGCACTCGCACAAATAAGAATTGACAATCAAAAAAATACTAGTCAAGCAATTCAGTTAGGTCTTACCAACGAAGCAATACTCTCTTCACAAATGGAAACTGCAACTGCAGTTGACCAATTAACTGAAACTTTTAAGCAATTCTTTAAAGCAGAAAGACGAGATAAAGAAGGTGATGATTTAGAAGCATCTAGAGAAGCACCAGGTCAAGTCTCGAAAGAAGGTGCAATGGGTGCCGCAACTGGTAGTGATACAGATAAATTAGACTTTACTGGTAATTATTTTGCCATGATTGCTGGTGCGATTGCTGGTCTGTCAACTGGTTTGATTGGTGCATTAGCAGGTCAAATCGGAATGGTAACAAAATCAATTGGTAAACTATTTAGACTTGACAAAGCACTTGCCGCATTAAGAAATTCATCTAAGTTGTTTCAAGCAAGATTTATGAAATTAAATCCAGAAGTGGGTAAATTTTTTAAAGCAATCAGTACAACCTTTACTAATATAACCAAACAATTTAAAGCAGGATTTGAAGGACTAAAAGTAGCAAGAAATTCTGTTGGGCAGTTTACAAAATTAAATATTTTTGCAAAATTTGGTAGTTTTTTTAGAACACTTCTTAAACCTTTTATCTTCATAGGAAAAACATTTGCTAGTTTATTTAAAATTATAAAATCTGCTTTTGGTGTTATTCGTACAGGTGGTAGTTTTATATCAAGTTTTTTCAGTACTTTTGGTAGTTTTTTTAGAACTTTTGCATTAATTGGTAGTAAGTTATTAATACCACTTCAAGTAGTTATTGGTGTTGTTAGTGGTGCTATACAGGCATTTAAAGATGCTTCTGGCACTGCTGGAGGTTTTCTAGATAAATTAATTGCAGGAGTAGGTGGATTTGTAAAAGGTGCCTTTAATGCATTAATTAGTATGCCATTAGATTTATTAAAGTCAGGTGTATCTTTTATAGCAAGTAAACTTGGATTTGAAAATTTTGCAGAACTGATAGATAGTTTTTCTTTTACTGATTTATTCAGTAGCATGTTTGATGGTATTACAAGTTTTGTAACAGGTGTAAAAGATATCATAGTAGGTATATTTACATTT